TTCCCAGCCTGCCGCCGCATCCCGCCAGCCAGGCCCCGAGGCGTGATGCCCTCGCGCGAGGTCGTTCGCGTGATCGTGCCAGGATTTGCCGATCGTGCCGCCGCTGACCTCGACCTGCCGCGCCCACGGCGCCCCGCACGCCGCGCAGCAGCCGCGCTCGCTCGTCCCCGCCTGGATGCAGCGCGACGCCAGCGCGGGCGGGAAGGTCGCGAAGTGGGCGTCGGGAAAGGGCGCGCTCGGAATCGTCCAGACGGAGCGCAGATTCCGGCCGGCAGGCACGTATGCTTCCCGAATCGACCACCGTTCCAGCTTATCGACGTCTGCACCACCGCGCGCCGTCCCCCGCTGTGCTCGGCGCACGCGGGCAAGAATCGCCTCCGGCGCTTCCGTCATTGGCTCCCGCACCGCGTCCGCGTCGTAGAAATACCGGGCGGCTTTGGAGAGCAAAAAGATATACTCGTGTGCCTTCGTCGGCCGGTCCGTGACGCTCTCCGGCATGGGGTTGGGCTTCGCCCAGATGATGTCGGCGCGCAGAAACCAGCCGTCGGCTTGCAGGGCGAAGGCGAGCCGCCACGGCATGCCGACGAGCTGCTTGTCATCAAACGAATCGCCCATGTTGCAAAAGAGCGTGCCGTCGTCGCGCAGCACGCGGCGCACCTCGCGAAAGACGCCGACCATGGCCGCGACGTACGCCTCGGGCGTCAGCTCGAGCCCGAGCTGCCCCTCGACGCCGTAGTCCCGCAAGCCCCAATACGGCGGCGAGGTCACCACGCAATGCACCGACGCCGCCGGCAGCGTCGGCAGGATGGCACGGCAATCGCCGTGCAGCACGCGGACACTCATAGGCGCCCGGTGAGGAGCAAGACGACGACCACGATCAAGATGATGCCGCCGATGCTGGACGGCCCCCAGCCGTACTGGTGCAAGCCCAGTTGGGGCAGGCCGCCGAAGACCCACAGCAGCAATAGGATGAGGAGCAGCAAGCCCATGTCAGTCGCCGTTACCGCGCCACCACGCGTCGAGGAAGAGCGCGCCGCCAACGAGGACGAGCACGGCAAATCCGATCAGGAGCCATTCCCCGAGCGTCATTCCGGGAGCTTGCTCAGTCCCACGGGGCGACTGAGGCTCGGTCGCAGTCCCATGCGCCGTTCCATCTCGATGCGCTGGTATTCCTCCCACATGCGCATCTCCTCCTCGGTCTTGCTGTTCACTGGACTAGAGCACGTCGACGAGCGTGCACAGGTCTTCGAGCCGGTCGAAGCCCGGCGGCAGTGGCGGGAGCGCGCCGTCGGCGTTCTTGGCGGCGAAGCAGACGAGCGTCTTGCCGATCGGCGGCCCGAGCACGCACGCATACTTCGGCTGCCCGACGTTCAGCATGTGCGTGCCGCAGCCATCGGTGAACGTCACCGGGCTCGGCACATGGACGAGCCCTTTGACGTCGAGCCGGAAGCACGCGTCTTTCAGGTCGGTGCCGGCGTCGACGCCAGTGATCTCCCCGAACTGGAGCTTCAACTTGATGGCGAAGATGAGCCCGCCGAGCCCCGGAGCCTCGACGGTCTCGAACTGCGCGCCCGGCTGCGGAATGTTCATGAGGAGATTCGTGATCGTGGAATCGACGGCACATTGCGCGCCGGCGACGTTGTCGGGCATGAGACCCCGGAAGGTCTGTCCCGGGGCGTCGTGCGTGTCGGGCTCGAGCGCCGAGAACGTATCGGCCTGCGGGCACGGGCACGTCTGCGCGCGGGCGAGTGCGGGTATGAGGAGCAGTGCGGCGAGCAGTAGCGATTTCATTTGTTGCCCTCCTGAGCGCGGCGTTGTTGCACGTCTTCCGCGATGGCGGTGAGGTGCTTGTTGACGAGCTCGAGCTGTTCCGTCTGCCGCTCGAGCTCCTCGATTTGATGCTTCGAGATGATCAAGAACTGTTGCGCGTTGGTCGAGCTGATTTCGAGTCGCGTCGTCACCGAATCCATGTTGGTTTGAAACCGCGTCAACAGAAACCATAAGAGCGCGGCGGCGACGACCACCGGAAACCCAACGGTGGTGACGACCTGCGACGCCGCCTGGATCCAGCCGGGCACCGCCGGCGGCGTGCCGTTCGCCATCGCCTCACGCCGCGGATTCCCAGCGCAACTTGCCCTGCCACGGTTCGTAGTCGACCCGCGGGCGGTCGGCGCGCGACCACGACGCCGCGGCCACCTCGCCCGCCACGGTGAAGCCCGCGGCCCGGAGACTCGCCCCCGATTCAGACGTCCGCGTGTAGGTGACCACGCGGTCGTAGCCGAGGGCCTTCGCCGCGCGACGGGCGGCGCCGTAGAGGAAACTACAGGCATTCGGCGTGCCATCGGTGGCGACGCGGGTAATCTCCGCCGTGCGACCGTCTTGGAGCTTCCGCGCCACCGGGCGCCCGAGAATCGCCACACCGACGATGCGCGCCCCAACGACGGCGGCCAGTGCGCAGCGCCCCCCACGCACCGGGCGGCTATGACGGTGCCAGCGCTCAACGAAGGCGTTGGCCTGCCGAATCGTCAGCGGCGCCAGCTCGAGAAGCTGCGGCGACGGGGGGGCCGGCATCCCCGAGCGGGGGAGGACGCCGCGAGCATTCTTCGGGTTTGACGCCGGCCCCGCCGCGCGACTCATGGCGGCCGGAGGCGTCTAGCACAGGCAGTGCGCGAGTCTAGCGTGTGCTACTAACAGGCGATGGAAAAGCCCGAGTGGGAGCCGGTGCTGGTCAACGGACAAGCCGTCCACCCCGCCGGCGACGGGCCGCCACCACTCCACCGGCCGTGTGGCTCGGGGCCGACATGGTGGCCCGAGCCGGCGCGCACGGAATGGTCCGCCGGGTGGACGCCGTCGCGCTCGGCCATCCGCCTTCGCCAGCTCGCCGACCGCCTCATCTGCGAGTGCGGCCACCGCCGCTCCCGTCATAGTGAGACGTCGCGGCGCTGCGTCGGCTGCCCCTGCACGCACTACCACCGCACGCGCCGCCCCCCCGGCGGGCATCACCGGCGTTTCGACGAATGGACCGTCGCCGACTACCGCAGCGTCCTCGATGCCCGCCGCGCCGGCGTGACCCTCAAGACCCTCGGCCGCCGCTTCGGCGTCTCCAAGGGCCGCATGGGCCAGATCGCCCACAAAGCCGCGCGGCTCCGCGCCGCCGGCAAGCTCCGCCAGCTCCGCGTGGTCGGCGGGCTAGGGAAGGCCGCCCCGATCTGCTAGACGCTCGCCTCATGGCACACCCCCACGAAGCCCACGAGACCCACGAAGCCCCCGCAGCCCACGACGCCCCGACGCAGCACCATACCGTCGAGGAGGCCACCGCCCTCCTTCTCGCCGGCTTGAAGCAGATGCAGCCCCGGCTCGCCCACGGCTACGGCTGCCCCGCCGAGCACGCCGGCGCCTGCACCTGCGGCTACGCGCAGGTCGTCGAGGGCACCACGGAGCTCGTCGGGGCCCTTGCGGCGCCTCCGGAAACCCAAAAGCACCACGGATCCGGGCATAATTGACCTGAAAAGCCCGAAATCCGAGCAAAAACGGGCTTTTTAGGGCTCGGATCGCCCTCGGAGGGCGCAAAATCGCCCCTCGAGCTGCCCCGCGGTAGTCATTTATGGCTGGAATCCACACCGCGGCCAGTTTTGGCCCCTTCAACGCCCGCGCGGCCCCCCAGCACGATGACACCCCGCGTCTTGACAGCCCGTATGGCATCGTGCTTGCTCCCTCGTTCTTCGCCCGACCGCCAATACCACTCCGGCCAAGCCTGGCCTGGCCCTGAACCCGACCCGGCAGGAACCCAGCCGACCAGCGGGAGGCGGTAACCATGCTAGCCAGCCAGAACTCTACCAGAACCGCCAGCTCCGTCACCGCCGCGCGCAGGCCGGCCGCTCCGCTCCGCGTCGCTCGCCCGCCCCGGGAGGGGCCTATCCACGGCACTGTCAGGCCCAGCCAGCCAGGGAGCTAGGCTGCTAGCTGGCTGGGTAGGCCCAGCCAGCTAGGTTCCAGGCCAGGCCGGAACGAGCGCAGCGAGTGGCCATCGCAGGCGGGAGGTGCCGGGACAGGACGGGCCGGTGGCAATCGCCAGCGGGGCCGGTGCTTACGGCTGCGGGCCGTGCGGGCGGCCGGAGCCTAAGCGGTGCGGGCTAGGCAAGGACCGTGCCGGCGTGGTAGCGGCGAGCGGGCGGCATGAAGCTGGACGAGTCGGAGGCGGCGATTGGTCGCATCTGTCGCGAGCGCGACGACGCCCGCGCCATCGCGCGGCAGAGAGCGGCCGATGTGCAGTATCTCTTAGACAATTGCTTGCGGACTCCGCACAGCCTCGCGATTGGCGTCGTGGCTATTCGTGAGCGCCAGACGGCCTTTGACGCCCTGCCGTGGAAGCGAAGGACGACGCATGAACGACCAGCGGACGGGTGAGGGGACGCGGAAGAACCCGGGGCCGCCGGTGGCGGTGGTGATCGAGCGGCTCGCGAAGATGCACAAGGCGGCGCGGGCATCGCGCGAGGAGCGCAAGCTAGAGGCGCGGCGGTGGCTCGAATCGGTGCCGGGGCTCGATCTGCCGGCGCTGCGCACCTCGACGCCGGCGAAGTACTGGACGGTCGCCATGCTGCATTTAGGCGGGTACGACCTGCGGTCGATTGCCGCCGTCATCGGGTGGTCGAACATGGCGCGGGCGGCGACGGCGCTGAAGCATCCGGCGGTGCGGCGGATCGTCGAGCTGATCCGGGCGGAGCAGGTCGACCGAGTCTTGCGGGGGGAGTACGGCGTGCAGGCGCAGGCGAAGGCGGCAGCGCCGGCGGTGATGGAGCACGTCGCGGAGTTGGCGGGCGGGGTGAAGGATCGGGCCACCGGCGAGCGGAGAGGGAGAGCGCGGCGGGACAGCGATGCCTTGCGGGCGGGGGAGCTGCTGTTGACCGTGAGCGGAGACAAGGTCGAGCGCAAGGCGATCTTACATGCGCATCTGTTCGAGCAGATGAGCGATGCCGAGTTGGAGGCGTTGGCGGCGAAGGCGGAGTGGCCGGAGCGGTTCAAGGGGGTGGCGGGCTATTTGCCGGGTGGGGGCGAGGGGGAATGACGATGCCGCACGGCGACGACATGATGCGCGAGCGCGACGAAGCCCGCGCCAAGCTGATCGAACTCGGACACAGCTATTCGGTGAAGTGCGCACAGGTGGACGAAGCCCGCGCCATCTCGCGGCGGGTAATCGCGGCCCTTGATGTATGCGACGGGAATCGTGGCGCGTTCTCGTGCGCGGACCAGCATGACCTTCGGTGCCCGAAGGCGCGCGGCAAACCCGATGTCACCTGCGAGTGCGGGCGTGACGAACTAGACGCCGCCCGCGCCGCCTTCGACGCGCTGTCGTGGGCGAAGGAGCACGCGGCATGACGGATGCCGATGAAACCTTCCTTCGGGATAGCCTCGTGACAGCGACACGCGAGCGCGACGAAGCCCGCGCCGCGCTCGACAGCGTCCTCGCGGAAATCGACGTGTGGCGTGGGAAGCTCGCCGAGCAATGTGGCCAGACCCTGCAAGCCCGCGCCATCGCGCGGCGGCTGGCGGCGGCACTGGAGCTTTCAGAGCCGCCATGGACACCAAAAACACGAGAGGCGCTAGAGAGCTTCCGTACGTATCCGTGGGCGTGGGCGAAGGACGACGCATGAGGGCGCGCGTCGTCCCGCTCGACGATCCGGGGGCGCTCGACCGCCTCCTCGACGACGTGGCCGCGGCCCTCGACGGCAAGACGCGTGCGGTGGCGATAGTCATTGCCGGCGCCGACGGGGGTCTTGAGGTGCGCTGGGGGGCCACGAAGGCGCTCGGGCCGCATGCCGGCACGGTGCTGCGCGGCATGGTCGCCTATCTCGCCGCCGTGATGGATGCCGAGGCGCTCGCCCCCGCCGCGGCGCCGATTGCCTACGGGGGCGGAGACACATGGACTCCGTGAGCGGGCCGCGGCCGACCGGGCTTGGCGCCCGGCGCAGCGCGCTCGAGCGGCGCCTCACCGCGATCGACCGACGGCTCGGGCGCATCGAGCGCCGGCTGACGGCACTCGATGGCGGCCAGGGAGTAGGATTCCGCGGCGTGCTCGCGGAGATCGCCGGGCTCAACTCGCTCATGGCGGCCCTGCTCCGGGCGGCGAACGAGCGGCGATGAGGCGGCCATGGACTCCGTGAGCGGGCCGCGGCCGCTCCAGTTCCGGCCGCCGCGGCGCACCGGGGGCGGTGGCGGCGGTGCCCCGGGCCCCCAGGGACCGGCCGGGCCGGCGGGGCCGGCAGGGGCGGCAGGCGTCGGGGTGCCGGCGGGTGGCACGACGGGGCAGGTCCTCGAGAAGAAAACCGCCACCGACTACGACACGGTCTGGGCGACGGCGGCCGCGGGCGGCGCCAGCGTCACGGTCGGCCCGACGGCGCCGCCGGCCCCGGCGCAGGGGAATCTCTGGTGGCGGAACGACCCCGACGGCGCGCTCTTCGTCTACTACAACGACGGCAATTCGTCACAGTTCGTGCCGGCGACGCCGACCACGAAGGGCGATCCGGGGCCAGCCGGAGCGACCGGGCCGACGGGCGCGACGGGGGCGCAAGGGCCGCAAGGCATCCAAGGCACGACGGGGGCGACGGGATCGCAGGGACCACCGGGGACGACCGGCGCCACCGGCGCGCAAGGGCCAAAGGGTGACACGGGCACCACCGGCGCCACGGGGCCACAAGGACCGCAGGGCATCCAAGGGACCACCGGCGCGACGGGACCACAAGGACCGACGGGAGCGACCGGACCCGCCGGACCCGCGACGTACGCGGCGATTGGGCTAACGGCCCCGGCGTCGCCCAGTGTCGGACAATTGTGGTGGCGAAGCGATAGCGGCCGCCTATTTATCTATTACAACGACGGCACCTCGACACAATGGGTGCCGGTCAACCTGGGGTGACACGATGGCCGCGTTAGACTTCCCGAACGCGCCAACCGTCGGGGCAACCTACCCGGCGCCCAACGGCGCGGTCTACACGTGGGACGGTGCCGCGTGGACGGTGTCAGGCGTGCTCTCGGCGGGCTCTGCCGCCGGCGGTGACCTCAGCGGGAGTTACCCAAATCCCAGTGTGACGCCGGCGGCGAAGTCGAAGTGGACGACGGGCACGACGACGCTTGCGCCGACCGACGCCACCAAGACGGTCACGCTGCCGGTCACGGGTGGGAATGCGTTGCAATGGGGTGCGGCGTTGGTCAAGGGCCGCCTCGTCGATCTGGGCAGCGGTGACATCCAATGGCGCGTGAACACGGATGTCACCTCGACGTTCGACGATGCCACGAAAGCCTCCTGGATCATGCGCGTGGGGCCGGCAAACGATCTGCTCGCGGTGTATCGCGCCCCCGCAGGATCGAGCGCATACGTCCCGGTGCTGGTCGTCGACGCGGGCGGCACCCTCACGTGGGGCAGCAACGCAACGATCAAGGGTCAACTGACGAACAGTGGCGCTGTCCAATTCCTGATGGTGAATAATCCCTTCGCGCCGCAGGACACGACGCAGGCCAGTTGGGATCTGCGGTTTGATCCGAGCTCGGGGGGCGGGTGCACGATCGACCGCCGGGCGCCGGGGGGTGCGAGCGGCTCGCAAACAACCATGCTCACCGTTGACCCCACCGGCAACCTCATCATTGCCGGGGCAACCGGGATGAAGGCCAGCGGAACCACCTGGGCCAATCCCTCCGACCCGCGTCTCAAGGAGGACATCGCCCCGTACGCGCGTGGGCTCGCCGAGGTGGTGCAACTCGACCCCATCACGTACACGCTCAAAGCCGACCCCGCCGGCCAGACGTGTTACGGGTTCGACGCCGCCGCGGTACAACCCGTGTTCCCCGAATGCGTCACCGAAACGACGATGAAGCTGGCGCCCGACGACGCCGAGCCCACGGCCGGCGTGCTGTCGTTCGATATGCACCCGATCCTCGTCGCCCTCGTGAACGCGGTGAAGGAGCTGGCCGCCCGCGTGGCGGCCCTCGAAGCCCCGGCGCCGACACATGCCTGACACGCCGCCCGCCGCCGGGCGCGTGCTCGGCCCCGACCATCCGTTAGCCGTACGCGCGGCGGCACGGCTCGCGCTCGAGCAGCGGAAAGCCACCGCCAACTACGGCAACCAGGGCGACCCGTGGGCGTTCGTCCGCGATTGCGTGTGGACGCGCGACGAGGCCACCGGACAGGTTCGGCGCTACCCGACACACGACTATGCCGAGCTGCTCGTGCGCCGCTGGCAGTCGCACCCGATCGTCGTCGTCGCGAAGAGTCGGCGCATGGTGGTGACCTGGCTCTTCGTCGCGGTAAACTACTGGCTCGCCCGCTTCACGCCGCTGACCAAAGTCGCATTCATGGCCCGGAAGCTCGGGCGCACGGAAACGGAAGGATCCTGCGAGCTCGTGCGCCGCGCGCACTTCATCCACCGCCACACGCCGGCGTCATTGCCGGCGGTGGAATGCGAATACTCCATCGGCTTGTTACGGTTCCCCAACGGGTCGGAGATCGTGGCACTCGGCGAAGGGGAAGAACAGGCGCGGCAACACACGTTCACGTCGGTCCTCGCCGACGAGGTGAGTTTCTGGGAACACGCGTACGAGACCTGGGTGGCGCTCCGGCCGACCATCGAGGGCGGTGGGCGCATTACCGCCGTGTCGTCGGCGGGCCCGGGCTTCTTCCGCGACCTCGCGCACGACCAGCTCGGCTAATGGGGCTCGACTTTGCCGAGCTATTCGCGTGGTGCGATCTGCACGCCTCGCGGTGGCACACGTTGCCGGTCACGCAGGGGTTTATCAGCCGCCCGATGTATTACGACCGCGACGGGTTTGCGATTCCGAGCGATGGCCGGTTTCCCGTGACGCTCGTATGGGCACAGATGCGCGAGACAGTCGACCCGGTGCTGGCACGCGACGAGCTGCCCGACGGCTCGTTTCTTTCGACGGTATGGCTCGGGTTAGACCACTCGCACACCATGGGACCGCCGCTGATTTTCGAGACGATGCGTTTCGGCCCCCACGGACCGCCCGGGATGGCCCGAGCGTTTCCCGACCCGTTCGGTGAGCCCGACGAGGAAACCAACCAACTCCGCTATACGACCGCCGAGGAAGCGCTCGCCGCGCACCACGAGATACGGCGCCGGCTCGTGCTCCGGCTCGGCTCGTGACCCCCGACCTGCCCAAGCCCGGCACCGTCGAGCACTACAAGCTGCACGAGAAGTGCCTGGCGCGCATCAACACGCTCACCGACTTGCTCGAGGAGATCGCGGAGGAGTGCGACCAGCGCGCCGACGCCGACTGCGTGGGCGATCCGCCGCGCTTCGTCAGCAACATCTGGGCACAGCTCCACCAGCGCATCCGGGAGGTCGTGCCGCACTAGCGGCTAAAAGAACGCCTTCAAGATTAGGACGACGACGCCGCCCAAGATCGTCCCGAGCATGTAGCGGTGTAGGACGAGCTCCCCTTCCACCTTACTTAGTCGCCGGTCGAGCCGCTCGAAACGGTCATCCGTCACCGCCATCGCCTCGGCCGCCTTGCGCGCTTGCTCCTCGGGCACGTTGGCGGCCCGGAACGCGTCGTAGACCTCTGCCACCATGAGCGCCATCGCCGGCCCTACTCTACCGCCCGCGCGTGGCCTGCCGCCAGCGGGCGAGGGCCACGACGCCGAGCCACGCCGAGAGGTCGGCGGGGTCGTCGTACGGGACGAGGTCATAGCGCCCGGTGCGCTGGAGGTGCACGCCGAGGCGCGCCGGCTGGCCCCACGTCACGGGCTCGAGGCGGCCGCCGCCGGGCGGCGCGTTGTGCAACCCGTCGCACGCATACCCGGCGGTCTGGAGCGCGTAGCTTGCGGCCATGCGGGCGGTCGCCTTACGCTCGACGACGGTCGGATACCCCTGGAGCTCGCCGACGGAATCGGCGGTGCCGGCGTACGCGTAGGCCGGGTGATACAAGAGCACCTGCGAGGCAACCGGGCGATAGTCATAGTCGGCCTTGAACGCCTGCCACGCCTGCACGTACCCGACCGCCTCGGGATCGACACTCGACCAGTCCAAATCGTCCGCGTCGTCGAGATCGCAGCAGAGATCCACGTGAATGCCCCTGCGGCGGGCGTGCTGCAGGACGGTCGGGTTGACCTTCGTGTAATCCGGCGAGATGCCCGCCGCCTCGAGCAGCTCCGTCACCGACGGTACCGCCACGCCATCAACCCGGTACACGTGGGCGTCCGAGTCGAACGAGAGAACCGAGCCGGATTCCTCGAGGGCGCCGGCCATGGTCAGAACTGGCGGCGCGGGACGTTCATGCTGCGCGGCCCGGCGTAACGGCGCACGAGCCGGGGGCGCGCCCGCGGTGCCGGTTCCGGATCGCCCCCGAGCGCCGCGTCGACCGCCGCCGGGACCTGCGCGCAGAGCTCGTCGTATGCCCGCCACGAGCAATCCGAGAGCCGCTCGCGGCCCTGCGTCCGGCCGACCCATTCGACGAGATACGTCCGGGCGGCGTCAAACACCCGCTCGTGTTCTTCC